GGCTTTAGCTTCCGCATCATCTTTTAATTTTTGCTTGTCTTCATCTGAAGGCGCAGCATCCGAAAGGGCTGCCTCTTCTTTTTTTAATCTAACTACTAATTTAGAAGCCTGTGACTTAAGGTCTCCTTTATCATTACTGCTATCCCCCATCGCAGTTTTTATAACAGCAAGTTTTCCTTTTATTTTTTCTGAGTTTAGTGCCTTTTGTACAATATCAGAATATGACTTAAATTTATCGGTAACTGCGGTTTGGACGTCGTCTGCCTGTGCTTTAAGTGTAGTAACTTTAGTTGCTATTTTTTTCTTCATTTCGGAATCGGTAGCAGCGGATGCTGCAGCATCTAAATTAGCAACCTTTAATAAAAGAGTATTAACTTTCTTTTGTGCTGCTCTGGCCTTAGGTGCCCTAAACACAAAATCTACAACACTATTAGTTTCTTCAAAAATAGAATTAAAATCAATTGACTCTATTTCTTCAGTTAATTCATTTGCTAGTGTCTCTAGTGAATTTATAATAGCGTCTACATCCATGGACATGTCTGTATCTATTTTTGTTGTTTGAGTTGGTTTTATTGGATTTTCAATAACAACCTCATTTTCATTAATTGTTTTATTATACCAATTATCAAATGTTTGATGATTTTTCATAAAGTAGATATTTTTTTATATAACATATATATCAACGAAAAAAGGAACTGATTTCTCAGTTCCTTTTAATATTAAAATGTTAATTTTAAGTATTATGAAAGTGTTAATAGGTTAGTGAATGAACCTTTAACGTTAAATTTAACATATTGTGTTTCTGGGTGAAAACCTGCATCAACTAGAGCGAATCTAGATTTGATAGCAACTTTAGGAGCCATAGTTCCTTCAGCTATAGTTTGCACTGATTCAGCCATTAAGTATGGCATAAAAACAATACCTGGTCCGTTACCATCACCTTTTCTACCAACTGCGATAGAATAATCTCCCCATTCCATAGTTGGGTCAGTATACACATTGATTCCAGCAACAGATCCTAAAGGGTAAATTGCTCCAGCAGCTTGTGCGAAAGTATTAGCCATAGGGTTTGCAACAAATCCAGAGATTGATTGTAAAACAGTTGCAGTTTGTGGTCCACATACTGCGAAGTTACCAGCACCTCTTCTACCTCTGTTAGCAATTAAGTTAGCAGCTGCAAGAATTTGTGATAAGATTCTTCTGTGGATTGATGGTAAAGTTTCACCACCACCACCTAAAGCACTAGCAGCAGGCAATGTTAAATCGAAACCATTTACTGTAAATGCAGCGGTTACGTTATCAGTACCTAATTTTCTAATTCTACCTAAGATGTATTGGTTAATACCTTGTGTTAATTCGTTAGTTAAAACAGCTTCTACTTGAGCAACGGCGTCAACCCCGAATTGCTTAAGATCTTGAACTTGCTCTCTTGTAACTGCAGCAGCAACTTGAAACGTTTCAGCTGAAACAGTCTTAGAGTGTAATGAAAGACCCATGATTTTGTCAGGAGTTTGTTCTCCAGCTTCTCTAGAGAAAGGATTTCCATTCTCATCAGCTGCAACGAATCCTTTAACGTGATCTTCTAAAGCCTTTACTAATTCAACAGTTACACCAGCACCTGTTGCATAGTCTTCTAAGTCACCTGCTATATTTGTGTTTGTTGCATCAATAGTTCCAACTTTAAAAATTGATTTACCATCAATTCTAGATGATCCGATGAATACATAATCACCGTTAGTTCCAGATACAGCATCAATATCGTCAGTACCTAAAAGTGCCTCAGAACCTTTAATGTAAGTTGGAGTAGTTGATCCTGCAATTTTACCACCTTCATATACAAAGTCTAAGTAAGATAGTAATCCCATTGGTCCAGCCATAGGAACTACAGGTACTAAATCAAGACCGATAGTTTGTGCAGCAACTTGCATTGCTAAAGGTAATAGGGAAGGAGACTTGTCTCCAGAACCGTTTACAGTAGAAACACCGTTAGTGATTCCAGAAGGTAAAACAGTTGCACCCATACCAAAGATATTTCCTGCTGTCCCTAAAGACATAGTAGAAGCATCCTCATATAATTTGTGATTATGACAGTACTCTGACATCCAAGCTAATTTGCTAGCGTCATTGATTCCTGTTGCTGATTCAATAATCGGAGACCATGTTGCTCTGATTTCTGATTCATTAATTAAATTTGCCATTTTTGTTTTAATTTATTTTTTAATGGTTTAAGTTTCGTGTTTACGAGTTTTCGATATAATTTCAGTTTTTTGCTTCTTAACTGTGCATCGAATATGTTTTGTTTTATTATATATCTTTAATTATTTGATAATATTGTGATATATTTTTATTTTTTGAATTTTTTTGCTATTTGAGCAGTAATATCTGACAAATCGTAACCTATTGTCTTTACTTCTTCGATCTTTGTAGATTCATTAATCATTGTTATTTTTTCCATGATTGGTGAAGTTTCTCTAAGATCTCTTGTTTGCCAGAAGTTTGCAACCTGATATGATGTTTCTAATTTAGCCATTCTTGATTGAGCCATAATTTGACTTTTCTTACTTTCAGATAATCTAGTCCATGTATCATGATATTCAGTTGGCATCATTGCAATTACATTTGGTGTATTTTCTGTAATTACAGCTCCCATTAATGAATTTGACCATAATGATAAAATTTGACCTTCTGTTAGATAACCCTTACCTTCAACTGCAGATGTAACTTTAGTTTTATCTTCATTTGATAAAGCATTAAATTCATTTATTTTTTCTTCATTAATAAATTTAAAGAAAGAAGGATTATCTGTTTTTTTAGCGTTAACCTTTTCAACTAAAGCTTCTAATTTAGAAGTAATTGAATTTTTGTAAGCTTCCATTGCGTCTACTGTTTTTCCGGCAGCGTCTCCAGTTCCTTTAAGATCTAAATCATCTTCAACATCTTCAACCGTACTGTCAATTACATTGCCATCAGCATCAACTGTTTTTACTGTTACATCTTTAGTTTCGTCCTTTAAGTCCTCTGCTGGTATTCCAGCTGCACCTTCTACTATTTCAATCCCGGCAGCGTCTCCAGTTCCTTTAAGATCTAAATCAGCTTCAACATCTTTAACTTTACTGTCAATTACATTGTCATCAGCATCAACTGTTTTTACAGTAACGTCTTTAGTTTCGTCTTTTAAGTCTTCTGCTGGAATTCCAGCTCCGTCTTCTAATAATAAGTTAGTGTTTACTGTTTCTGCAACATATTCAGCGTATTCTGTTACTTTTTCTAGATTTTCTCTTAAATACTCAGTATACTTAATTAAGTTATCATGTGAAGTAGTTCCTTCATTGTATGATTCTGCTAAATAATTAGTGTAATTTCTAATAGAATCAACACTTTCTGCAATATGTTCAGAATATTGAATACCTTTATCTAGTTTTTCTGCAAGATGCACAGTATATTGAATACTTTCATCTGTTTTTTTAGTCGAATACTCAGAGTATGCTATTGAATTCTCTAGTTTTTCAGCTAAATAATTAGTATATTCTTTAATCTTTTCTAATTGAGAAGTGTTTTCATCAGTTGATGTTAATAAATTCATACTTTCTTTGATAGTTTTCATTTCATCAGAAAGATATTTAGAGTAGTTGTTGAAATCCTCAACCGTAATAAATTTAGACTCTGCCATTTTTGTTTCGTTTATGTTTTCGATTGTTTGTTTGTTATTATCTTTATTATTTATCTCGTAAATAAATAGGTCGTTTCCTTCATTAACAAATCCATAAGATTCATTAACTCTTTTTAGTTCAGCGTTTTCAAATCCTGGATCAGCTACTAAATCGTATGTAAATAATTGTTTGATTTTTACTTGTCCATTTGATTCAACAGCTCCGGCAGCTCTGCTTGATATTTGTAGAGGTACTCCAGCATCCACTAATGCCTTTGCTTGTCGACCTGCATCGGTATCTAATAATCTGATTCTACCCTTGACTTGTTTTGTAGTTGAATCATATATTAATTCTTCAATAATATGTGATACATTCTTTAAAGATACGTCAAATGTCTGAGGGTGATCTAATTCACCTAGTAGTTTAGATGATTTAATTTTATCTTGTAATGCCTGAATTTGTGGTAAATATTCAGATTCAGTATAAATTCGGTTATTACGATTTTTCTTATCGATTTCTCCAAAGATACCTTCTAGAACGTAGGTTCCACCTTCCTGTTTAAACGCTAATTCTGTAGATGATCTTTCTAGGATCAGTAAGTTGTTAGTCATAATTTTATTATTTTATTATATTTCTATTATATATCATACTAATTTTTATAATATTTAAAAAATTAAAATTAGATGCCTGCTAGTGGGTCTTCAGTGCCACCTTCCTCTTCTTCTTTCTTCTTTTCTTCAGCGTCAGTTTCTGCTTGATTAACTTCAGCTGTATAATCGTTATAAAATTTAACTAAAGCAAAAATATCTTCTTCAGTAAATGCAGTGTTACCATACTCCTTATAAAAGTATTCCTTAAATTCTTTTTCTGTTTTAGATGAAAGAATTACACCTAGAATTTCAGTGGATTTAATTTCTTCACCTGAATCTAAAGAAACATCGTCTACTACAACACGTGAATCACCACCGGCATCAATAGCTGCCTCGTCTATTTTAATATAAGATGAATTTATAAATTGTTCAAATGTCTTAATTGTTTTCATTTTTTTTTGTCTTTTTAAATTGCTAAAGGATCTTCTTCTGCAGGTTCAGCTGCTTCCCTTGCCTTGGCTCTTGACTTGTAGGCTTCGTTTGCTGCTTTATCATCAGGTGAAAGTTTCATATATCTATCAACTAAGAAGTCCATGTCAAAATATGGAGTTTCTTCCATTGTTAATGGATCTATTTTAACTAATGAATCTTTCATAGTACCTATGAAATCAAGTCTTTTTACCATTATTTCCATTTGCTTTAATTCAGCAAACATATTTTCTTCATTAAATTGAAGAGCGATTTGAGTTCTAAATCCAGCATCTTCTTTGAATTCAGGATATTTAAGACACATTTGAAGCCAAAGAGGTTTAACTAATATTTCTTGAAAAGAACTTCTAAGTCTAGTTATAAATTTAGCAAATTTAATTTCATCTCTAATCATTCCATCAGCTTCCATTGCAAAATCTCCACCACCATCTTCATACATAAATCTAGAGTATGGAATTTTAGAAACTGATTTTAATTTATCTGAGAAGTATTTTAGAGATTCAGTATCGGATAACTCAGGGCCTTCGCCTCCTAAAGTTTCAATTTCAGGTTGCTCACCGTCCTTACTAGGCAACCAATATTCTTTATTGAATTGTAACATTGGTTTACCGTTTGTTGTCAGAGATGCACTGTCCCAATCAAAATCTACAACTTCTTTATAGTTACCCATTAATTGAGAAAGAGATTGTTTTGCTCTAGTCTTTGATTTACCTCCAACTGGAATAATAAACTTCATTCGGTATGATGAGTTTGTAACAGCCCAAATAACTCTAGTATGTTCCATTATTCTCATTAAGTTAAATGACCTTACTAATCTTTCAACGTAAGAAACTCTAGATGCTGTTGTAATAGAAGAATATGATATGTATACAATTTGAGAATCATATAACTTTCTTTCTTTAATTGGATCGTCTTTAAATTGAATCCATATTTTTTTACCATCCTCGTGGTTATATCCGGGAACTAATGTTATTGGATCAATTTCCTTAAATCCAATAATTTGTGTCATTTCTGGATTATAAATAATTTCAAAAGAAAGATATCCATCAATTAACCATTTTCTGTAAAAGAACCACGCGGATTGGTCCATGTTAAACCCAAAATACTGATAAATGTCACGGTATGATTTATTTAAATATTTCTGAACTTCTTCAGAAACTTCCATACCTATAATCTCAGGGTTAGCCATGAAATTTTTATTGTCATATACTATTGATTCATCACATAAGATATCTAAGATGTCTTCTATTTCATCATGCTGTGCAAATTTTCTAAGTTCTTCTCGTTTACCACGATATTGTTGATCAAAAAACGGAACGTTTTTTCGCATGGTAGTGTCTGCCATTGAAAGTGCAGCAAAAGCGCCGTACATATCATCACTATCCATACCTAATGGATTCATTGCTCCATATCCATATGCATCTTCAAGTGGGCCAATTGCCTGTGATTGTCTAAGTACTAAGTCGTCATAATACATACCAAAAGAAGATAATTTCTTTAGCGTATCACTTAATACAAAGGGTCTTTTTCCTGTGCTTAGTGGTCCATTTCTTTCGACGAATCCTGCCATATTGTTTAATATTAGTTTTATTTATATATTCCTTTTTAAATAGTCTTTAAATTGTATTTTTATTGCCATCAATGTGGTACCGTTTAGTTCTATAAAATTACATAGAGCAATTTCAGGCCATCTTGAATAACTGACAACTGCCTGTTTTTTTTTCCTTGATGGTATATATTGTCTTAATGCAAAATCACATCCATATTTTTCTAAATATGATTTCATACCATCATATGTTATTCTTAATGGTTTTTCATTTATTGGATTTTTTTTTTCGGAAATAGTGCTATTAATAAATGCATTCATTTTTGAATATAAATCATCAAGTAGCTTTTCTTTGACAGGGGTTGGTAGTAGATTTAAATTAACCCCGCAATCATTGTTGCCGTTTCCTTCAATAGCGAGGACTATTGGATTTTCGTCAAACCATGGCAATTCATCTTTATATTTTGGAGAATATTGAAAAACATAGATCTGCCCTGGTTTAAATCTATTTCTAGTATATTGAGCTTCTGTTAAGCTTCTGGATGTAAGACTATCATTAAACCATGATTCTGAGAATCTAATTGCTCTAGTCTTACTTCCATGTTCTCTTGATAATTCACTTATTCTTTTTTTAACATAGCCCATTTTTTATAGTGGTTTTTCATATTGTAATATATATTCCTATTTTAACGTAGCCCGTTTTTTATAGTATCTTCAGTCAGAACTATGAATTTCCAACTTCTATTAATCGCATACTCTTTTGCAGCATTATACTTGTCCATGTTCTTGACATATTGCTCTGCAAGGAATTTATAGGATTCCAACGCCTTCTTAGACATTTTAGTTGGAATTTTTGGTTTTTGAATTTGTGACTTAGGTTTAATTTCTGCTAAAAATTCATCACTAGTTCCATCTGGTTTTAATATTTTAAAGTAAAAATCAGGATAGTATTTTCTTTCCTTGTTTCCCTGTCTAGACCAATATTTGATTTCAACAGGTTCACTAGACCACATTAATACCTTATCATTAATATCACACCATATCATAAACTTATATTCCCATGAACTCCTATATATTATAGGAAGAGGCCCTATTACCTTTTCAGGATTAGTTGGATTATAATAACCTTGATGAAATGCTGAATTCTTCGTGGGTTTAAGATTTTTTATTGACATTAAAATGAATACATTCCTCCGGTTTCATCATTGCCAGAAGCCTTATCCATAGATAATGTTCCTTTGTATTTTTTTGGATGGATTACATTCCATCCTTTAGCATAACCTCTCTTTGATATTTCTGTAAAATATGCGAAAGCATTAGGATATTCAGGATTGAAATTTTTCCAATATTTTAAAAGATCTAATAGTGCAGCCTGCAAACAATCATTTCTGTCATCATCACTAACATATGACATTGTTCTCTGCGCTCTTTCTGCTAGCAAAATTAACATTTTTTCTGAAGTTGGTGTTAATTTTCCAAGCAATTTAGACTCGCTCATTGCAGCATGTAAGTCTTTATTATTTAAGTAATTTTTACTTTTAGCCATTTTTATTATTTTAAATTAAGTTATATTTATTGTATGGGTTTTTATTATTTTGTTTCACATACTATTTAAACAAAAAAAGCCTCTATTGCTAGAGGCTTTACTATAGTAATAGAATACTATAGGTTGCGTTACATGTATAATGCTGTAATCTTATCTTCGAATGTTTTTATTTCTTTATTAAGTAAAGCATCCGCTTCTTTTATATTTTCGTCGTTTCTGTCTGCAGTCGCAAGTAATCCCTTTTGATCCTTTAAAAAAGATATCATAGACTCATTTAATATGACTTGTTCTGCTATTTCCTTTAGCCTATCCGATTGACCTTCGGCCATTTCCTTTAAAAAGAAAAGTGCTGATTCTCCTGTCTCATTAGTAACATAATCAACGGCTTCCATTGCATTGTTTGCTTTAAAGAATTTTGCAATTCTGTTTGATTTATTAAAACGAGCAACATATACATCTTCATTTAATTTAAATAAATTTACAATATTATTGTTTCCTTCAAATGTAGCTGCAAAATCAAGAGTTACGTAATTTTGTAAAAGAACTGGTAGAGATTCAAATAACTCGGCTGTTGCCTTTTCATTATATCTAACCATACCTGCCGAAAGGACATGTGTAGAAAATGTATTTCCTTCAATTAATGAAGTATTATGTTGAAATTTACCTTCAGTTAAATCATATACAAATTTACTTGGTCCATGAAACCATTTTACTGAATCATTTGAAAATTCGAATGATTCAAACGCCATAATTGCGTTTCTTAAAGTTAAATTGTTAGTTCCTTCAAGTTCCTTAATCTCAATGTCATTCATTTCAAAGAGTCTTCCATTTACGTAAAAATGAAAAGATTCATCTACTTTAATATATGGTGCTAGAATATTAGTTGTCATATTATTTTAATTTATTTATTTATTTATATATCTTTTTAATTTAGATTGTTTAATCTATAATTGAAGTGTCTGATGTGCCACCTGTTATAATATTAGATTCAATATTATACATTCGATTACTAATATGTCTTTCAGTACTATCTGATCCTTGTTCATTGCCCCAACTAAATGAAGGAATGAATGAATTAATTTCAATAGCAAATGTAACCTTATACATCTCCTTATCTTCAAATGTAAAATTAAGTGGTCTTTCTTGAGTGTAATCATCTGGAAATGCATAGTATGATGAAATTCTATATGTGCCTTCATCTAGGTGTCCTACCTCTACATCATAATAATTTGATTTGTATAGTTTTTTAATAATAGATTCAGTTATTTTTAATGAATCGATCGAAGAAGAAACTAATATTTCAACATCAAACCCTAATGTTATTGGAATCATATCAAATTCAGCAGTATAACCTTCCATAGCACCTTCACTGTTTAATTTAGTGTAACTACCTACTGTTCTTTTGTTAACTAATTTAGATGCATCTATATTAACAGAAGTTAAATTAGCTACGCCCCTTGGAACGATATCATAGTTGGCATCAGCATACTCCTTGTCTGGTGTGCAATATGGTCCGGAAGCTGTTGAAAATAAAAATTGATCTCTTAGGAATTGATCATCACCTGATATAGAATAATAAAAAGGAACATCAATTATAACTCTTTCCTTTGCTGAAATCTGTCTATGAAAATATACCTTGTTATTTAAATCTGCAAGAAATCCGATAATAAGATGTCTTACAATACTATCATCGGAATTATATTTTTGATTATATACTGACATTTAAATCTCTATTTTTAGTTATATATCTCTTTAATCAATTTTAATAACATCAAACTTTGAAAAACCATTTTCTCTGTAAATTTGAACCTCTGCATCAAAAATTTCTCTAGGCAATGGGGTGTGATTAATTACAAATGTATTTATTTTACTTTCTTTAATTACTTGACTTAAGATCTTTAATATGTTATGTATTCCATCTGCATCTACTGAACTCAATAATTCATCTAAGAATAGTAAATTTAATTGTGGAAATCTTAATTTTAAAATCTTAATAATTGCTATAATTATGATAAAATCTGCCTTTTTACGTTCACCAGTTGATAATGTTAATGGATTAATTTCTTCTCCTAAATGATTGATTATACAATTAAACTTTTCATCAAATCTTATGTGAAAATGTAAGTGCATAATTTGCACCATCGATGATATGTTTGCATTTAATCCCGGTAAAATAGTTTTAATTGCTAGATTTTTAACTCCATCTTCACCTAATACATCTTCTATCAGTTCTAAGAATCCAAAGTCAATTGATTTAATATCTCTAAATGAACCTTTTTCTAATTCTTGTTTTTCAAAGTCGCTTATAATCTGTTCTAAATGTGAAAAGTCGGCTGTTCCTTTAATTGAATCTCTTATTTTAATAAGTTCATTTTTAAACATTCGAATATTAGTATTTAAAGTAGAAACCTTGTCCTGTACTGCTCTATCCTTTTGTCTTAGTTCATTAATATCACGTGATACATTACATACTAAAGCAGTAGCATCTGTTAATTTGCTTGGAATTAATTCTAATTCATTAATAAGTTCTTTTTTTCTGTCAATATGGAATTCATTACTTAATGCACTTGCACATGTTGGACATGTATTATTTTCATATAATACAAGCTTTTTCTTAATTTCGGCAAGCTTGTATTTAAAATCAGATTCATCTGATTGTTTAACCCTTAGATCCATTGACAACGTTCCTATGCTTTCAGATATTTTTAATTGTGCATCTTCTAGTTTATTTTTATTATCATTGTATTTTACTAAAGTATCTTTAAGTTCTTGTATTTTTTGTTTGTCTTTTGCTTGACTTTCTACCATTAAAATTTCAAGCTTTTCCTTTACCGAAAGTATGTTATTACTTATTTGAATTAATTCCCTACTAAATGAATCTATATCGCCTTTGAGTAATTTTCTTTCTTCTCTAATTGCATTTTGCATTTCATTAAGAATAGAAAAACCAAACATCTTGTCAATGATCTGTCTTTTATCATTATTATTCATTGTTAAAAATGATTTAAAATCATTAACTGAAAGAATAATGATGTTTTTAAATACATGATATGGAATCCCAAATATTTCTTCTTCAAGATAATCTTGAACTGATTTTTTACCTGCCTTATCGAATTCAATTCCATTTAATTCAACTTTAAAAATACCAGGTGCTAGTCCTCTTTCAATTACAACGTTAGTTGATTTACATTGAAGTTTAATTCTTACCCATAACTCCTTATTAATTCGGTTTGGAAGATCAGATAATTTTACTCCTTCTACTTTACCATATAAAGCAAAAACTATTGCATTAGCAATAGTACTATTATGAGATACAAATCCATTAGCATAAAACTCTTTGATTTCTGCAACTTCAATATCTAGTAAATCATCAGTGTCTTCTAATATAATGTTGTGCTTAACATATTCAATACCGTCTATTGTTTCAATGGAATCTCCTACCTTAAATAAAGAAGCCTTTTTCCATCCATTGCTGAAAAATAAATGATCGGGTGATGATATGACAGACCTGTTATTTGTAATGATATGGCGCTGTATGCTGTCAGTTGCTGTAATCGCAATTGCATTTATTTGTTTTAATCCACATCTAGTTTTTACCTTAAAATTACCTGAATTTACTACTCCATTTATTTTATTAAATTCGTATAAATCCTCTAATGTACATTTAATCATATTTAATTTATTAAAAATTCAAGAATCCGTTGTATTACTTCGTTAGGATCTTTATTATATTGAGACTCCCATACTGTTAAAACTTTATATCCGTGTAATTCTGCTAACTTTATTTTGTCTACATCATATTGCCATATTTCAGATGCTGTCATTTTTTTAGTTTTATTAATCCAATCTTCGCCATATATTAAAGGATTTGCATGCCAATAATCGCCATTAAACTCAATGATTTTTTTATTAACGGTTAAATCATATGAGTACCCTTTACCATTAGTTTCCTTTTCTCTTATCCATTTTTCTTTGTCGGGAATTAAAATTCCACTATTAGTTAGGATAATTTTAATATCATTAACCCATTTACTTTGAGGAGATCTTCCATCTCCATATTTTTCAAAGTTAGCATACAGAGACTTTAACCATTTCCTTTGCCTGTCATTAAAAACGATAGTACCTTTTGTGATACCATGTTTTAAAATGCATTTATCTAAAGTAAATGTAGTTTGTCTTTCCTTAACTATGGCAAAAGATTCTTCTATTGAATATCCACGTTTTTTCCAATATTCAGTTTGTGTAGTTAATATTCCATCATAGTTCATTGGAGATTCTAATCTCTTAGTTGATAATTTAGCTGACATTTCCTTCTGAAATAGAGAAACTTTAGCGTCAGCCTCCGATATTGAATATCCTTTTTTAATCCAGTAATTATGATTATTCGGCCTACACTCCTTTATTTTATCAATAGATTCTTCTTCTGAAAATCCCTTTTTAATCCAAAAATCCACAGTATACGGACTTAATATTTTTTTATAATTTTCGGGATTTTCTTTTCTTTTTCTTTGGATTTTAGCATTATTAGATTTTTGTATATTCGATATTGCAAGTTTAGCATCTATTTCAGTCCATCCTCTTACTAAATAATAATTTATCTGTAGTGGATTTTTATTACTAGTATTATATTGATGAGATTCACTTAAAAAATCAGAAACAATTTTTTTAATTTTACAATTAGGTAAATTTAATATATCGGAATCAATATATTGGTTAAACACTTCTAATATTACATGTTCCTTAAAATTATTAAGTTTAATTTTATTAGATTTTAATAGCAAGTATTCTAGTGTTAATTTATCCATTGTTACCTTTGTTTATTATATATATCTAGGTAACAATGGGTAAAATCACTTATTTTCTAGAAATTTTAAAAAATCTTTTCTAATATTTACATCTTCTATATGAATATCGATTAACGTCTTCTTTGAAAGACACTTACCTTCTCCATTTTTGCCTATAGTTAAGAACAATTGAGCATTGTCTTCATCAAATTCTATTCTTTGAATCTTATTTCCATATGATGCAAAGTTTTTTAGTTCAATGCTTTGTATTTTCATAATTTAATCTGTTTGATTATTATATGCATGAAAGTCATGAAGTTTCTTTAATCTATCCTTTATTTGTAATTTGACTGCATCATTATGTTGTAAATTATCAACATACATATTACATAAATGAAGAATATTATAATTTTTATAAAGATCTTCGATTTGCTCCATATCTAAAAGATCTTCATCAATAAAAGTATCTTGTTCATATATGTTTGGATCTATTTTTCTGCTAATTTTTTGTACTTTATTAATAAGTCTTGAAAGTGCAGATGTTGTTGCAACATTAGAAGGAACATATAGATCTACATAGTTGTTTCTGATGGCATCTTTAAAGGTTCCTAGAGGCATATTATACACTTGTGTTAAATAAAATTTAACAAACTTTGGTGATATAGTATTTTCAAAAAACGTTTCTTGCATGTCCTCTAAATTAACCAAATCAAAGCCTTTAGTATTATCCATATCCGATCTAGTTAGTTCGTATGGAGTGCCAACCATTCTAAGTTTGCCTCTTCTTTGTCTATAATGGATGTGTCCTGAAAAAACTGCAGTAAATCTATCATATGATTCAGAGTCAACTCCATGTTGATTATCTACCTTTCTGTTTAGTTTAATACCTCTAACCTCAGAATGACAAAATAGTATTTCAGCGGTTGGATATTCCTTAAGAGTTTCCACTTCATGTTGAGTGTCTCTTCTCCATGGCATTAAAAGAACTTCTCTACCACCCCAATTAAATGTTTTTGGTTCTTTATAAATAGAAACGTTAGGAATCCACTTTAAGATATCAATAGAACTTACTTCATTGCTTTTCTTTGCCCATATATCATGATTACCTGCAATAGCATATGTTGGCATTATTTTACCTAATCTTTCAAATAGGTCTATTACATAATGTAAAACTTTAATATTTACACTTTGTCTGTTGTCGAATATATCACCTACTTGAACTAGAATATCTCCATCTTTAAAATTTTCTAGAAGAGTAGGAATGAATTGATTATCATAAAAGTCCCTTTGCATTTCTAGCCATTCTAATGAGCTTGAACGAACACCTAAATGCATATCTCCTAAAATCCAAATTCTTTTTACAGGTTTGTCTAATATTGCTTGCTCTATCATTGTTTAGAATAATCTATTTATATTCTTTTTCTTTAGTACATTTGTTTTTCTATCTAGTACCTCTATTAATTCTTCTTTAAATTTATTGCCAAGTGACTGATAGAATTTTGTTGGATTTACATTAAAATAATCACATGTTTCTGAATATATTTCAATTATTGAATGATTAGGTCTAAGCTCATCTGAAATATACTCATAAATTTCATTTATTTCTATTTTTTTTAATTTAATCGTTTGATTAAATTCATTAATATTATTAAAATGCTTAAACCTAGAAGATTCTATTAGTTCGTGAATTTTAGCAATAATTATTTTATTTTCTATTTTGTCTTCCTCGTCTCGATTATCGGTATGACTAGGGGCTATATTAAATGAAAATGTAGGATCTATTTCAAAACTGCTTTCTTCAAATGTATTATCGAATATTTTATCTCTCTCTTTCATATTTATAAATTATGTATATTTGAATTTGTAACATCTTCGGTTTCAGTAAGACGCATATATTGATAGTTTATATTTAATCTACATTTTACTCCTTTACCTTCACCATCTCTAATCTTTAAAACCTTAAGCCAATATTCGCTACTTGCACGCATCATATCGTCTTGAATAATTCCAAGCATTAAATCTGCTGTATGAGAAAGTCCTGCGGATTCTGCAACATCACCCATTCCAATATCACTAGAATTATAATTGTTTCTGTTGATCTGGGTTGCAGTTACTATTAGCCAGCCGTTTCTAACTCCCATAGCTCTTAAATCTTCTGCAATTTGCTTAATTTTTAAGTACATATTTTCAGAATTTGGATTTCTATAATTCGCTAAAATATTAATATAGTCAATGACTACACAGCTTAATTTTATTTTTCTTTCTTCTTCAATTTGCTTTAAGTATGCTTCAATATCAGGTACAGTTGCTTGTGATGTTGGAAATTGTTTAACAAATAATTGACCTGGTGGTGTTAATCCATTTCCTACGTTTTCTAACTTTCTTTTGATTAAATCTTTATTTTGTGCTTTAATATCATATTCACTCATTGGAATGGTTAACAAGTTTGCTCCTATTCTTTTAAGAACCTTATGTGCTGCCATCTCTGCTGAAACAAATGCAGTGTTAACTCCCATTTTAACAAAGTTTGCAGCGTCATTTGCTAGATAAATCGAATTGTGTGACAAAATACCATTTACAAAATACAAATTATCGGAACCTTCATCTAAAGATATATCATACATTTCCTCATATTCTCCAGTGTTAATTACTTCCGAAACTCTCTCTGGTCCATTTTCTGTGATAATGAAATCTGGTCTTGAATCTTTATTTAAGTGTTTTACAAAAATCTGATTATAATCAGAGTCTATTATAATATGGTCGTCTGCACATTCTATTGTAAAATTGTCAGTTTTGACGATATATTTTAAATACCTTTCCGTTTTGCCAATTTCTTTAATTTTTACAAAACCATTTTGTGTTAGAACTTCAATATTTTTAATGTTAAATGTTTCTTTAAATCTTCTATTTAAACCGTCAGAAATTAAGGTAGATGTTACTATATTTTCTAAGAATTCAAGATTATTTGTTATCGAAATTTCGTTAATACTAGATACTAACCTGTCATTTAATGTTATCTCGTTTAGGAGTTCTAAAATATCATTGTTGTTAATCATGTTGATTGTTTGTTTGTAATTATATGAAATATTAAAAAAAAGTTTAACCTTTTAAGAATTCTATGCATTTCTGAATAGTAACAGTAGGGTATCTATTGTAATCAGACTCCCATATTGTTAAAACTTCATATCCATGTGATTCTGCTAACTTTATTTTGTTAGCATCATATTGCCATATATCGGATGCTAACATTTTCTTTGTTTTATTATATGATGAAGATTTATATTTGCTTGGATTCATGTGCCAATAATCACCATTAAATTCAATAATTTTTTTATTGACGGTTAAATCATATGAATATGCTTTACTATTTGTGCCTTCTTCTCTAATCCATTTTTCTTTTTCATGGATTTGAATTCCATTTGGTTTTAAAATTTCTTTAATACTATTAGCCCATTTACTCTGTCGGGATCTTCCATCTCCAAACATTTCAAAATTAGCATAGAGTTTAATTAACCATTTTTCTTGTCGATTATTATACACTGCAGTTCCCTTTGATTTTCCATGTTTTAAAATACATTTATCTAAAGTAAATGTATTTTGTCTTTCATTTATAATCACATCAATCTCATCTTCATTATAACCTTTCTTTAACCAGTAACCTCGTTGGGATTCTAATCTTGAATTCCAATGCTCTGTATTATTTTCTTTTTGATATTTAGCCCAATCTTTATTTTTTGTAGAAACATTATTAGATATTTTTTCGTATAATATAGTTGCTTCTTCTCTACTTATGTTTTTGTTTTTCATAAGTGAATCTATTCCGTATCCTACACTTTCTTTCCAGTAATTTGGGTTTTCTTCTACTAATTTTTTATATGTTTCTTTTCTTTTTAATTTAATTTGAGTCTGCGTTTCTGTTATTTTTGATTTCGCTGCTTCTTTTGAAATTCCATGTTTTTTTGCTTGAAATTCAATTGTTCCAGTAGCATATTTTTCGGAGCGTATTTGTTTCATCTCAGTATCTGACCATCCTCTACTTTTAAAATATTCATCAGTGGATGATTTGTATTCTATATCAAGGCATTTTGTTCTAAAAAAATATGTACTAAATTCATCTTGGCTTTTTAATTTATGTTTTTTAAATAAAGTAAGATATTTTTTATAAAATGAATTTAAGAACATTTCATTATTAGTATTAAAACCACCAAAGGCTATTAGAATTTGTTTAAATTCTTTCACGTCTGATGGATTTTCTTTAAATTGTTTTAAGATAAATCTTTGTTTATTATCTCTATTGAAAAATAATATTTTAAAATCTTTAGTCTCTGTCATTATACATACTTCTGTTTTTTAATGGAGTCAAACAATTCACCAATCTTGATTTTTTTTATGATGCCTTGCTCTCTTATATTTATATATCCATTATATGAAAGACATTTTCCAATATTTTGCTCACCGACATAAACTACTAAAGATCCATCTTTATCATATCCACCAGTAAGCAGTCTATCTAAGAAATTATATCCAGTTGAAACCTTTACTCTTCCTTCTTGATAGTGATCGTCAACATTAAAGAAATCTAATCCAATATCTGAATTAAATACAATAGAGTTCCTGTCATTAATTAAGCTTTTTACTTTAGATATAATTTGATCTGCATTTTCAGGAGTAACTTCAGTTGTCTTAATATATTCAATGGTATCGATTAAAGTTGTATCGAATGTTCTCCATTTAATCCATGCTTCAGCCGTTGATACTAACCACTCTTCATCATATTGAGTTAGATCTGTCTTATATACTAATTCAATTATTGATTCTTCTACCTTACCTTTGAATTTAGGACTTTGAACTAAAATTTTCATTTGTTCTGCCTTTGGTGATTCATGGAATTTTTCGTAGAATTTAGTTGCTAAAAAATGCATGGTGTCTATTTCATCTGATGTATAGAACCCTTTATGTATTTTTTCTAGGTATTTTGGTTTTGCTAAAGCTAACTGAAAGAATATTTTTTCAAAATCTTGTCCGAATTTCATTTGTTATTTGTTTTTAATTATAATGTATTATAGGACTAAGTTTCATTATATCTGAATGTTCATTATATTTGAATGTTCATTGTGGTTGAACAGATGTAAATGTTGAACAATGTATCTTATTGAAATGGATTTATTATTATTGTATACGATTCCTTTCCTTCTTCAAATTTAGTTTGCTCTATTAGTCCAAGAGATATTGCTTGAGTCAGTCCCTTTTCGACATTAAATATATTTCCTTTAGCATGATATTTAATCAATGATGGTTTTGTAAAATTATGCATCGGTCTACTTGGACGGTTTATTGTTTCAGATAAATAAATGTAAATTATATCAAAGGCATCAGGGAAGTTTTCAAGTTCCCCTTGTATGCCTAGTATATATTTTATAGGTAGTTTATCTTCATTATATGACATAAGACTAACTTCCATTTTATTCGTTTGTTAAATTTTCATCAAGTAAAGCTCCGATTTCGTTATCTATATTATCGCTTTCAGTATTATAGTTAAAAAGGGGCTTAATATGAATATTTATTTTTTCTAATATCTCCTTTGTAAATACCTTTTCACTAAAAAATTCAGAGTTTGTAACTACTTCATCTAGGTGCTGGCAGATCCATCCGCGTGCTGTCGCCTTTGGTGTTTTAACTCCTTTTTCTATAGAACCTCTTGTGATTCCACAGATATCCCATGTTGCGTATTGCTCTAGGCCAACATACGGATTCATACCTTTGGTAAAATCTAAATGAAACTTAATAGGATGTGGCTTAGCAAATCTATTTTTATCAGGTTTTGCCGTTACAATAATACCAACTTTTTCGGTACCATCCTTTAATTGTGCTTTAGTTAACATAAGAACAATAGAAGCAGCATACTCCGGACCTGTATTGTGATGTATTACTCCATTTTCAGTAATATAATGTTGAACATCTCTTACTGTTAAATCATGTACTTTAGTAGATTTTAACTCGGTTACACTCTTTATTTTTAATTTGTTTAATTGCATCTTTTATTAATTTTATTGTTTTTGTATTATTCTTGTATGAATTGTCACTTACTCTAATAATTCCAGTAATATCATTTCTAAATTCTAGGCATATTCTGTCCTTTATTTCATCGTATATTTGATTGTGCCAATATAACCCATCATATTCTATAAGAATTAATGAATCCTCGTCTTTAAAATAGCCATCATATTTTATTATACCTTGATTTAACTCTTCAGATTTCTGTATGTTAACTATAAATTCAGTATGTTTTATATTATCAATAGATTTTACGATATTATTGAAAAATACAACTTCCTCATTAGACACACTTCCGAAAAAAGATGCAAATTTTTCTGGATTATTTTTTATAAAGTTACTTTGTTTTTTAGATATTATTGCTTTAATAGTATCGTATTCACTTTCACTAAACCAGAATTCTCTGCAACCATAATTCCTTTTATGTGCCTCGTATTTTGCTTCTTCTTCAGAAAAACCTATGTTTTTCCAATATTCGATAGACCATACTGACTGTCTACTAATTTCATGTTTATCATATTTAGTATATCGCAAGTTGGATCTTCTAGATTGTTCATTAGCTACCATTAAAGTTGCTTCAATCTGATTATACCCTTTATCAGTCCAATGTGAATTACATACATTACTGTTTTTTCTTTGTAATTCACTTATTTTTAAGGTAGCGTATTCATTATCATATCCCCTGGAATTCCAATATGATGTGCTTAATTTAGAAACTGCTTTACCATTCCTTTTCTGTTTAAAAAATTTTTGACATTCTAATTTAAATCCACATACTCCTTTTATTTCATTAGAATAAACGAAACTAAACATCTCTAAAAAATGTTCTTCGTTATTGATATTCATGTCATTATAATGAGTATTTAAAAGTTTCTTAAATTCATCATATGTTGGATTAATATATTTCTTAAGTACTGGCATTTTTAGTAGTTTCAATTTTTTGTTAGATAATAGGTGGCTGTTAACCACCACCTGTTATATATATCTAGACACTTCATTGTTTTTTACTAAATCTCTTGCTAATATCCAATTATTGTCATCTAATGGATCGTCTTCAACATTACCTGTAAAAAATCTATGATCTTCAGAACATTCTATAATCGTATTATCTTCAAATTCTATTCGGTATGTTTTCTTTTCAAACGTCCATGTGTTTTCTATTTCCATACCTCCATTTAATGTAAGAACTGAATCACCTTCTACTATATCTTCTATGTTCTTTAAGGTGTTATCGAACATTCTCACTTTAGATCCTGGAACTAAACAACCTCCACCTGCAACTTGTCTTGAAATAAAGTCTTGTGTTTGATAAGTATGATTAGTAAACAAAAATGGAATTTTTAAATCAGCAAGCGGAGTCATTATGATTCTAAAAATAGATTTTAAAATCTTAGATCTAGTCATATCTGCCTTTTCACTTCCACTTGTTGCATCATCAATTTCCTTTGCAGTCGCAAGGTTACCTGCTGAATCAAGAATAATCATGATTTTTTGTACTTCTCCACCTTTTCTTTTTACCTCTTGCATTTTTTGAGTAATAGTAGTGATTGAAGTCCTAAACGCCTGTACAGTATTTACAGGCTGATAATTTACTTTACTAATATCAATACCAAACTTTTTCATTTGGTCTTTATCTACTGCAGCTTCTGAATCATAATAAATAACATAATATCCCATGTTAATTGCTTCTCGAACTGAATTTAATGTAAGAAAGGTTTTTCCAGTACCAGATGGTCCTGCTATTGAACAAGAACGGTTATTAGGCCATCCTCCCCATACCGAACCAGAAAGACATGCGTTTAAATGATAATTTCCAGTGTGAATCCATTCTGTTACTTCAGAAAAATTTGATTGGTCCATAACAGAACCTAAGGGGTTTAATCCTGCTAATTCTGCGTTTAAGTCATCGAATGTAAATTTATTTTTTGCCATATATTTTCTTTATTTTCTAATATTTTATTCTTAATTCTTCAAGCTCTGTCATGAGTGATTGTGCCTCATCTTGTATCGCCTGCATTTTAGTTTGAAGACTTTCAAGTTTTTTAGTAATACTTTGATATTTTTTTACTATCTCGTATTGTTCTTCTGTTAAATTTTTGCTGTCTATTTCCATGTTTAAAATAATGATGTTGAATAAATTAAATTTCTGTTTAGTGTATGTAATCCTACCGCTGAAAGAACTCTGTTTAATGGATCAATTACACTTTTTTCAAACTGTAGTTCATAATCCACTGGTGGTGCAATTTCATACGGATGTGCACTTGGTTGATATGCAAATATTTCACAAATAGAGTGTTTACAATGGTATAGTCTAAGCTTTTCTCCATTGCCAATCATCTTATATTTATTTTTATATTTTGGATTGTTATTCATTAGAAAATTATAAAAACCTGCCGCCTTGACATTAGATGGGCATTTTAAGCCATACTGGAATTCAGTCGTATCATCTAGAATATACTTATCGATGTTATTTGTTCTTTTGTTGAAGCAAATTTCATCTATATCTGCGAGCTGAAATTCTTTTTTACATTGTTTTAAATAATCTACTAATCTTTTTAGTAAAGATGCAGTTGGCTTCTCTGAAAGAATTAATTTAAGAGCTTCCGTTAAATGCTTTCTTGCAATCGCTGGAGTTGAGCTTTGAATAGTATCAAATCCTATTGTTTTTATCTTTTTAAGTGAAGGGTACCTGTCATTGATATCGAGCCTGTCTTCCCATGCTATATTTTGAAGATATTTTTTCTTAGCTAACCATATTCCTGAATATGCTATTGTTTCTAATTCAAATACAAGAAAATTTTCGGTATTTGTTGCTTCTGAATACTTTTCCATACATTTAAAAATGTAATCCTTAAGTCTAAAGTTATATAATTCCATAATAAACTTATCTATTGACATAGAATCATCATTCCACTCAATAGATTCATACATTTCTTCGAATTGAACATATGCCGAATTATGCACCAGTATATCATTACCAATAAATGTATGAGTGTCATCATTTACTTCTATATCATATACATACTCTTCATTAAATTCACCAATTTGTTCTATACTATCAATTTCTTCTATTTCGTATGTCATTTATATGTTTATTTAGTATTATAATGGTATTTTCAAAATTGTTTCGATATTCATTTTCCCAAACGTACAATACAGTAAAACCCATATCAGTAGCTGCTTTCATTTTTATTTCATCATAATTCCACATGTCGGCTGCTGTTATTGTTTTATTATGTGGATGGGGTGTGTCGTTTGCCTTAAATAATCCTGGGTTGCCATGCCATTTATCGCCGTTGAATTCTATTATTAATTTAAGATCGGGTATTGTAAAATCATATTTAAAGTATTTTGATGAATTTTTATCATATATTCCGTATTCGTTTTCCCTATAATATATTTTATAGACTTCAAGATTAGATTCAAATATTAATAAGTCGAATAATTCAATGCTCATTTTTGAATAGTATGAACTACTTTTATTTTTACTTAAATACTCAATATATTTTTCAGTTGAAGAATCTCCATATTTTTTTTGAAACCATTTGAAATTTCTAGACTTTGCATCTAATATTTCTCTAGTTCTTTCTTTTCCAAATGTCTTAATTAGATATTCTGACGTAGATGTTTCTGATTGTCTTAAGCAATATTCATCATATTTTAATGTGCCATTGTCATTTCCATGTTTTTTAATTAAATTATCTAACGTAACACCTCTTGAACGATTAAAGTTATCAAACTTATCCTTAGACCAGTTATGTTTCTTTTGTTTATATTCAAATGTGTTAGAATATGCTTGTTTTTCTCGATACTCTTCGAATTTAATACTTCCTTGTTCTTTTCCGTATTTTTTAATCATAAGATCTAATGAAACACCAGCTCCAAATCCACTAGACTTTGCTAGATTATAGTCAGCATCTTTAACTTGAAATGCGAACTTTGTAAACTTATTGAGTTGATTATAAACCCTAGATTTATTTAATAGTAGATATTCGTCTCCAAATTCTGATATCATTCCAATATGACATACTTGTAGTTTATAATATTTTCCATTAATTAACTTTTCACTTAATGCAGATGGACCGTTTATTTTAATTAAATTTAATTTAGATAGACGAACGAATGTATTCGGGTATATTATGTGAGTTTTATTGATTATGCACAATGGCAAATTCAAATCATGTGTTATTTGATCGAAAATTTCATTAGTTTTATTTTTTTTAAATTCTCGTATTAGATTGCGGGTGTGTATTATTTCCATGATGTATATTGGTATTTATTATATATATCAGTATACATCATGGAATATTACATTATTTTTAAATATTTATAGTAAGTACTTTATCTGTTTTTAATATTTCAGATGGTTTAACTTCTATTTTTTTTCCGTTCCTAAAGACAATCATAGAGTGATCGTTAGTTACAATAATTTCTTTACCACTTTTTGTTTTTAATTTCCATTTGGCTTTATTTACCTTATGTCTAATTACCCGCTTAACGTTTGCATAATACACCCCGTTATTCTCTGACCAGTTTAGTATATCATTCTTAATAGAAACTGATTCATGACCGTTTTGGGTACTTCCCATAGATTTAATACCTTCATTGTATAATTTCTCTATAGTAATACCTTTACCATTATCTAGGCGTATTAAAGTATCTCCAACGACCGAATCGGTGTCAATATAAACAACAGATGGTCTTACTAGTTTATTCTTAATAGAAATATTAAAATGAGAATGCACTTGCTTATCTTTAAGCCAAAATTCATGAAAATACTTATTAAGAATTTTTTCTGAGTATAAAATGGCGGATTGACCCTGTAGTGTAATAGATTCAGCAATGTCTATGTTAAAAAAGTGAAACCATTTATTTCCAAATGCACCATATATTGAGTTAAGCATTACCTTAACTGCCTGTTCGTATGCTGTATATTTAGCTGACATCATTGAATAATGTTCAACCAATATTTTGATCTCACTCTGTGTCAGATCTTCTTCCGGTTTTAGTATTAATTCATCTATTGTCATATCTATTCAGCTGTTTGGCAGGTTGCAATTGTTAAAAGAGTTTCTGAATCCTTTGATCTTAAAACAACACGGTTTTCTAATACATTTGCAGTATAATCTTCTTTATCTAATAGATTTAAATATTTTTTAAATAGGGTAACATCCTTTTGTGGAGATCCTTTAAATTCCTCTGTTACTAAATAATTATAATTCTTACCTTTCATTCTAACACCTGCCTTACTTGTGGTAATTGTAAAGGTTTCTTCTTTGTCTAATCCAAACAGTGAACGGACCTTTGATGTTGCCGTGTAATCCATGTCGAATATATATTTAGCATTATCTACGTTAAAGATTGATGCAATCTGTGAATCAGTTAGATCTTTATATCCAAGGGATGGTTCTGAACATGATAATGTTATTTCTAATTCATTATTAAAAATACGAAATTCGGTTGCTACAAAATCTTCTTCATTTTCAACAAATTCTATTTCTGCCTGTATGTTGCCGAATTCAAATTGCTTAAATGCATCAGTTAATCTATTTGCATCAAAAAATGCAATTTTTAATTCCTTATTATTGTTAACCTTGTCAATTGCATCTTCTTCTAATTGAAAGACTTGACCAATTGGCAATCTGTGATGCTTTACCGCATCTCTTTGTGGTAAATAAGCCGAAGCCTGAATTACTCCGTCTTTAATTTTAAAATAAATAAAGGTATCAATAACCTTTAACCTATTAACAAAACCAATAAAATTGTTTTGATCTACTTTTTCAATGCTAATTTTCATGTTGTCTATTTATAAATAATATTATTTAAGTATTATAAACATAATTAGCGTTTTGTTTCACATAAAAAAACCTGCTATTTCTAGCAGGTTAAAACTCTTTCGAGTCGGTCCCTTGATACTATCACAGGGAAAGGAATTATTTTTAGTAAAATCTTTATCAACTAAATTAGTTTCACTATGATACTGAAATTATTTTAAATACTACTACAAAATTACTATCTTTAGGCCATGACCTGTAATCATCATATGAGTTTACAATTTCAATTTCAATATTTTTAGATCGCAGACTACTTTGTAATATTTTTGCGACAGATTCTGGCGAACTTCCATGTCGATAGAAATACCCTCGACGACCTTCGATTGTACCGTTCTTTTTAAATGTTAGTTTGTCGATTCCTGTTACAACTTCTTCAAAAGCAGACTTTAATGCTTTTTTTTCAGCCGGTGAAGTGATTTTATCCACAGAAACATCGCCAGCCTCATTTATTTTAGTAGTTGATGTGAATTGTTCAAATAATTTAATGTATTTCATAATTGTTTTCTGTTTTCTTTATATATCATATGTATATATGTAAAAAAGCAGGGAGTAGCGAATTCCCTGCTTTACTTTCCGTGAACTAACCCGGTCCTAAAATGCAACTATATTTCAAGCTGCCGTTTCTTTATGCTTCACAACTTGCACAATCTAAAATATCTCTAGCGAATGATTGAGCTGAACCTTGGCTAAATTGATAGTAAAGCGTTTTGATTCCTTCTTCATGTGCATATAAATACAATTTATTAATGTCCTTTGCTGGAACGCTAGGATGAATCATTAAATTTAATGATTGTGACTGATCTATAAATTTTTGTCTCTGAGCTGCTTGTAAAACTATTTCCTTTGGTGTAATTTCAACAAAAGATTTAAAAACTTCTTTTGTTGGAAAATCTAAGTGCTGAACACTTCCATCTCTTTTGAGAATTCCTTCCCATACTTCAGGAGTATTTAAGTTATACTTGGTTAATTCATCAGTAAGAAATGGATTTTTGTATATTGTTTTTGACTTTGCTAAATCTTTAATAAAATAATTAGATTTAATAGGTTCTATTCCCATTGAAACTTGACCTAAAATAAATGAACTACTCTTTGTTGGTGCAATCGCAACTAATGTTGTATTTGCATATCCATCTCTTAGTGATCGATAACCTTTTTCATCATGTAACCATCGGGATGCCGCATCACTTCTTTCCTTTAAAGTTGAAAATATATCATGGTTTAATGCCTTTGATTGTAAAGAGTCAAATGTTATTAATTTTGACTGGAATAGTGAATGATAGCCAAGAACCCCTAGACCTAATGCTCTATGTTGTTCGGCAAATCGATGTGCCCTTGACATACCTGGCATTTTAAATGACTTCTTAATAAATTCATCCATAACTGCATTTAAGAACAATACATATGTTTCGATAGCATCTGTTTTTTTAATATCATCCCAATGTAAAAGATTAATAGAACCTAAACAACATACAAACGAATTAAAAGAATCCGTTGGAAGCTGAATCTCGCTACAGTTATGCACTAGTATATCGTCAGCATAAAAATTATGATTGTCCTCTACTGTGATATCGAAAACTGGAATTTCTTCTTCCAGATATTGTATTTTTAACATATTGTTATATTTTTGTTTTTAATTTCTTTTCTTGTTTTTAGATTATTATTGTAATATACATTAAGAACTAATCCGGTTTTCTCAGATGCTAATCTATGTAATTCTTTACTACCTAATCCATTAAATCTAAATGAGCTAAATGATTTTGGTAATTTTTCATACTTTTTAATTTTTCTATAGTGATTCGCAACCATTCTATATGGGAATAAAAATCCTAATCCCATTTCAACTGAAAATTCAGATACAATATTAACAAGCTCATCATCAGAAAATCCACTAAATCTTGGATTATTGTCACCTTTAGCGTCACCGATATTTGCAGTGTATTCGTCATAATTATCTTTATATTCATTAACTGTTATGTATTTCTTAACACCTGTTGTTTTACATGTTACTGATATATTACCAGTGGAATGATGTCTCCATTTTCCAGATAGAACGTTTGGATGATTTACATCAACAGAACCTATCATTTCAAGCGTTTCAGAATCTATGACAGGCATTGTACCCTTCCTTGCTTCAGATATGTTCTTTACACCCACATGGCTATGCCATGTGTTTTGCTTTCTAAACATTGATACGTTCTGTTTGAATGATGCGACTAACTTATTCTTTAATTTAGAACTCAGTACACTAGATACTTTTTTCTTATAAACATATCCATTAACCATTAATCTAATTGCTAAAAAATCGTTTCTATTATTATAAGCTTTAAATCTTAATAAATGTGCCATATAATGTTCCTCAGGTAACATAACAACTAAATTAGATTCTAAATCTTTACCTCCATCGTGTCTAGGTACTATATGATGCTTTTCAGTATAAATATAGTCTACACTAAGTCTTTCGTCGTTGGCATTCCTATTGCTTAATCGATCTTTAACATCAGTTGTTTTGCATAATTCACATAAGTTGTTGTATATTCGTTCATAGTTCATAAGATAAAGTTATTTTTATTATATATCTAAATAATTTTACAACTTTATCTCAGAACATAAAACTTTAAGAATTAATAACTAATACATCTTCTTCTTTTAGATTTTTTGCCATAACATATCCTCTATTCGAAGTATATACTTTATGATCAGGTGTACATGTTATTGATTTTCCAGTAGCTTCATCTGTTATTTTTATAACTTTAGCTTTTTTGGAAGTCATTGCACTATCTAATACTTTCTTGTATTCAATCTCAGAAGTTTCTATATTAAATGATTTAACTTCAAGCGTTGTATATAGATTATGTTGAAATAAACAATCTAACATTATGATAGGCATTGTCTTCTCAACACCGTCAACTCTTACTTTAACATCGGTCCAAGGCGCAACACATAAATTTGATGCAGTAATGTCAAGGCCTAATTCCTTATAAGGGGAATTGTTATTACTATTATCCTTAAACATAATATATGGAAAACCAAACTCATTACGTCGTTGAATAATCTTTGCCCATATTTTACGTTTTTGAGTATCTCCTTCTTTCATTTCTGATATCCAATTATCAGTTACGGTGACTCCGTATTGTAAATTTTGAATAGGATTTCCATCAGTTCCAATGTCTAAAAATTCTAAGATATCTTTATGTTCTACTGGCAACCATACTGCACATGCACCTCTTCTTGCCTCTGATTGTTTACATACATCAACGGTTGTATCATACATTCTGGCATAATGAACAGGTCCGTCTGCTGTTCCTCCTGTGGAAATAGTAGCTCCTCTTTCTCTGATGTTTCCTAAAAAAGCTGAAGTTCCTCCTCCGTATTTTGACATCATTCCTATTTCTCTACTTGCATTTAATATACTATCTAAGTTATCATCTACATTACTTCCATAGCAGCTAACAGGAAGACCTTTGTCTTTTCCGAAATTAATCCAAACAGGTGTTGATAAACTATAAAAACCTAAGTTCATATACTCCTCAAACTTCTTTGCAAATCCATCAATTTTTAGTATCTTTTCTGCATTGTTAGATATATCCTTAATTCGTTGCTCAGGTGTTTCCTTAATATAGCCGCGAGAGAGGAACGTTCGACTATCTTCATTAAGCCAATAATTCTTTTCGTAATTCATATTGTTTTGTTTTTTTCTAGAATTTTATGTGATTTGTGTTCTTTTTGTATTTTACCAGTAGTTGGACATGGTAATTTAAAATAATTAAATGTCCAACCATTCCATTTACCTGCATTTTTTTTTGGTTTTGTGTAACATACTCCTTTATTTCTATTTCTAACTAAAAACGATTGAGATATATTTAACTCCTCTATAATAGACTCTTGACTTTCATATTTTGTAATATTTCCATCTGGACTAATTACTTCATAAAATCCTTTAATCCATCCATAATTCCCATTGTTCTCTCCTGCATTATTATATTTTAACGCGAATTCAACATGAGTTAATGTTGCATTAATTTCCTTTATAGTTTTAGAACGTTTTGCTTGGATTCCTGGATCTTTTGCCATTTCCCGTAGATGATTAGTAACTCCATTTTTCCATTTTTCCATTGCTGCATCAGAAATTACATGGCCATTGTATTTTTCCTTTTTTGTTTTAATCATTTGTTTAACTTTCTCAGGGTTTTTCATTGGATTTTTATCACCGTCCCATAGTCTAAATCCTTTACCACCATTTCGGTTAGCCTCGACTGCTAATTTAACTCTTAGTCTTTGGGCTTCTTCTGTTTGAAGATTTCTAAGAGAATACATTAATTTATCTCCTTCACATCCGTAAATTCTCCATAATAAATAATGGGCGAGTATGTGTTCCCTGAAGGTTAAAAGTACTAAATTATCTTCTAAATTATCACCACCCATGTGTTTTGGAATAATATGATGATTTTCATAGTATATTTCAGTACTTCTAATTCTATTTTCTAGTATTGCTTTATCTATTAAGTTCTTATAAATGACTTTCCAATTCATGTGATTCCTATATTTTTATAGTTTATATATCTCAATCACATGACTTTTTTTATCAAAAAAGAACATTAATTAGAACAAATCATCTTCAGTAATTGACTTTGATTTCTTAAAATAATCGATACTTTTTTTGTAAAAGAAGTCTCCCTCCTTTGTTGATAGAATTTCAATGTCAAACCATAATGTTTTTTCTATTTCATTAAAATCTACATCAAATACCGGCTTCATTCCGATTCTACCTAATGAATTGTTAAATCTGTTTTGAATAAATTGTTTAATTGTATCTTTAGATAAAAAATCTAATTCTCCTTTTTCAAAAATCCAATCAAGTATTTTAACCTCAGATGCATACGCTTTTTTACAAGCTGAATCTATTAGTTCTTCGAATTCTGCGTCAAACCATTCTGGATTTTCTTTTTTAATAATGTTAATTAGTTCTGAGCCGAAATTTCCATGAATTTCTTCTTCCTTACTTGTCGCTTCAACTACATTTGAAATACCTTTAAAAAGGTTTTTTTCTTTGTTAAACGACATCATGATTAAAAATTGACTAAATAAACTAACATGCTCAATGAATAGTGAAAATAAAAGTACAGATTTAGTATACATTTTATTATCTTTACTTCTGGTACCATCTAGGTATTTTGATAGATATGCGATTCTATCTTTAATTGCTGGAATTTCAACTACATTTTTAAATTCCTCTTCTAATCCTAAAATTCTAAGTAATTGTGCATATGCATCTTTATGCCTTACTTCTGATTCCGCAAACGTCATTCCTACATCTCCGATTTCGGTAATTGGCATTCTTTTGTAAAGGTCAGCCCAAAATGTTTTTACATTTACTTCAATTTGCGCTATTGCCAACATTGACCTTTTTATAACTTCTCTTTCCTCTTCTGTTATTTTACTCTTAAAATCATCAATGTCTGTTGTGAAATTAAATTCAGTGTGAATCCAGTATGAGTGTCTAATTGCATCTTTATATGCAAGTAACATTGGATATTCGTAAGGTAAAATATTTACTCTTTTTTCAAAGATATTATTGTTCATATTAATTTTTTATTTTGTTTAGTTTTTAATGTTTAGTTTTTAATGTTTAGTTTTTAATGTTTAGTTTTTAATGTTTAGTTTTTAATGTTTAGTTTTTAATGTTTAGTTTTTAATGTTTAGTTTTTAATGTTTAGTTATTAATGTTTAGTTATTAATGTTTAGTTTTTAATGTTTAGTTTTTAATGTTTAGTTTTTAATGTTTAGTTTTTAATGTTTAGTTTTTAATGTTTAGTTTTTAATGTTTAGTTTTTAATGTTTAGTTATTAATGTTTAGTTTTTAATGTTTAGTTATTTAAGTCTTTTCTTTAATTTATCTGCGAGTGTAAAATATGTATATGATGTTTTTTTGTAATCCTTGCGTTGATTATATAGATCACTTAATATTTTTCTAAGAATAGAGTCTTCTGTTTTATAAACAACTCCATTGTCGCATACAATAACACTTCTATCCTTTCTTCTTTCTTCTATTTCACTCTTGTAAATTTTTTCAATATACGCATCCGGTGAAATATTAAACTGACGCATTATTGAAGGATATAGCGAAGCAAAATCGAATGCACTTACTCCTTCATAATATCCTAGCGTAGGTTCCTTAACATAAGCTCCTGCATACTGAGTATCTTTACTGCTATCTGTTTTTTCTTCACTACCAATTCGCATTCCTTGTTCTGCTAGTTTTCTAGCCATAATTGCTTCAGTAACTGCCACTGGAGAACTTGCCTTATACAATGGCATATTTGTGATATTTGCAAGAGTTAAAAGAACTTCCATTGACTTTAGTTTTTGATCGATATAGTACACTAAAACTGAATCGACTACATTATAATATATGTATTTAACAAAGTTGTCACGGTACAGGTCTTGCAATGATCCTGTGAACTTGATTTTATTAACATTAAGGACTTGACTAGAAACATAATCAAGGGAGTTGGATTCCTTTACTTTTACACTTCTATCATACTTGTCATATAATTGCATATAATCTAAAATTCCAAGGTGTAAAGGTCTTGAATCTCTGTTATCTACTGATTTTGTCCTTCCAATATCTTTAATATCTATCTGTAATCTTTTACATCTGTTTGTAATATATTGCCAGTCATAATTAATAAAATTCCAACCCGTCATCATCGGAAATTTAGGTAAAAACTTAAACAGGAATGTATATACCATATCATATTCAGAATTAAACTTATGATATTTAAATTCCCAATCCATGTCAAAATCCTTAAAATACTCATTAGTATCATCTTGAATCTTTTGAATTTTATCAGATGCCATGTCTTCTAATCCAAGAACTATTGCCTTGCGGTCAGGTGTGATTATTGAAAATGATAATATTCTACTTTTAGCCTCTTCTGCCTTTGGAAAACCATCAACTATCTCAGTTTCAATATCTACAAAATATGTTTTTGGCATATTATATGCAGTAAGATCTGCCTTATCTTTTTCAGATAGACTATCTAGAAAATAAAGAATGGAAAACTTATTATATTGTCTTCCATTTCCAAGTTTAACAGATCTACCATCCCAATTTTTAAATTGAGTACTGGCTGCTTTATCTTTGTCCTCGCATACATACCAATTCTGAAAATTACTTACGGGATATTGTTTAAACGCTACTTCTCCTTCTGTATTATAATACGAAATAATAACGTCTTTATCCCTTTGCTCAATGTCAAGAATCATCTATTTAATTTTAGTAAGTTATTATTGTGGATTTTATATATCTATTTATTTAGACTATTTTGTTCTTTAATAGCCATCTTTTTGTCGTTGTACATTTTCTGCTGCTTTAGCAAAATAGTAGTTAAAAGTGGTCTTTGCATCTAATCCAATTGAGGACGCATAGTTAAACATAAAGTGAATTATATCTACAAATTCCATGTACAATTCCTTTTTATCTCCTTCAGATAAATCTGAAACTTTCATAGTTTCATACTTACCAAAATCTTTTTTCCAGTACTTCCATACTGCATTACCACTACCGTCTTTAATACCTCCGAGTGCATCTGTCATTTCATGAACTTCGTCAATAAGCGCATGCGTGTTAACGTGCCAAAAATCCATTACATCTCTAATAGACATGTCTTCAAAATTAAAACCATAAGTTTGCTCTTGCATTTTCTTTTGGTTTTCCATAATGTCAGCCAAGTGCGTTGTTGAATTTGAGTAGAAGTCATTTACTTCTAAATCTTTACATTCATTGTCAATATTTGCCATAATTAATTTTTTATATGTTTATAGTAGTTTTATTAAAATACGACTGTTTGTTTCACATAAAAAAACCCTGTATTACAGGGTTTTTAATTTAATTTAATTTTAAAATAAAAAGCTTTGCTTAAGAATAGGAGGAGCGTAATTTTGTTTATTTTGTGTTAGACAATTACTTCCAACTTCGCTTACAACCAAATGTATCCTATTGTCAAAGTCTTCTTTGCTCCACATGTATGATAATATAGTGCTTGACTGGGTTTGTGCATATTCTTCTAATTGAATATCACTCAACTCTTCTATGTTCTTCTGAGGTAATCCAAGTGCCTCTAAATCCTTCGGTGAGGACAGTAAGATTGATTGTTGAATTGCAGCATAAATCCATCTTATGCGAAACCATCCTGAACCTGCATGTGGATATTCAGGACAAAGAATTCCCCAATACTTTCCACAAGTTTCAAATACATCAGTTTCAGTATCAAGTAAATGTGCTGTTTTAATACTCTTTGCTCCAAAATAATCTACTGGCCATTTTAATTTATTTCGACGAACCCATGGACTATGATCGACAATAGAAGCTAACATATGCTTTCTTTCCTTTACTTGAAGAGGCGTGTTAATACTTATATTCCAATTATCAAGGACATATGGTGTTAAATCTAAGTTATAGATATTTTTTGCTTTAATAATATCTCTGATCTTTTCTTTATCACCCCAATCAAATGCTGGAATTAATGCATTTTCAAATTTACCATCAACAATATCTCTAATAACTTCAACTGCTTCGATTGGATTAAACAATGGATTATCTACTCCTCCATAAAAATATCTACCATCACTCCATTTCTTTGATATAGATTTATCAAAGACTGCTTGATCTAGCATTTTTTCCCAAGATTTCATAGTTCCGTCTATTTTCCAATCCTCATGAAATACTATGACATTTTTTACAGTCTTAAGGGCATACATCACGTTAAAGATTTCTCCTGAATAGTTGTTTGAGCCAAATTGACCTATTCCAATAATAGCTAAGCCATATTCAGAAAGATCATCACCCCATTTCACCTTACGTCTATCTACTAAATATCCCTGTTTCCTTAGAGAGTTACATATAATAGAACTGTCATCAATTCTTTTTACCCTTGCTCTTTTCCATGCATTATCGTCGGTTTGCTTTGCAGTACATCCTGTGAATAGTATTTTCATATTAATCTTCTTTTTCATTAATATAATTATCTAATCCTTGAATGTATGCAACTGCATCTAATAAATTATCACGCTTGTGATTGTATGATTCTCTTGAAAATTTAAGAGCGACTAATGCCTTAAACATATGTTCACCTGTTACTTCAATACCTGTCATGCCTTGAAAAATCAAGGCAGCCCTATCCATTCCTTCTGAAAATGGACCGTAGTTTCTGTCTGCTTCTTCTGAGCGATTATTTACTATACCGCTTGCTTCATCTAATATATTCATAAAATTATTATGTTTAAATGTTATACTTTAATTTTGTTTTTTGTTTAATATTATATTCTATAAGTATTTAATGCCTTTTCTAAGTATGCATTTTTTAAATTATCGAAACAGCTGATTCCATTGGTGTATTGCCACCCTCCTACTTCATATTTATTCCAAATATATGTATTAAGCATATCGATTTGGCATTCACATTCTTCAACAAATATTTGATGTGCGATAGTACATGTTAACTTGTTTAACGCATTTAAAGTAATTTGAATTGCTGTTTCTCTATTCATAATATTTAAGTTTTGTATTAATTTCTATATGTAAATATAATCAAAAAAATAGACATAAAAAAACCCTGAATAAAAAGTTATTAACAGTTTTCAGGGTTTATTTTAATAGTACGGGATGGCTTTTCGTATTTTTTCTTCTTCGGCAAGAATATCCCTCTTTATAGTCTTCGTTAATCGAAATATAAGTCTACTAGATTCAACATATTTTCGAATACTTAATTAGAGAAGTATGACCTTGTACCATTTTTTATAGTGGTCGGCCTTTAAAGATTTCCACGTGTTAATTTTACATGTAAAATTAACTATCATATTTGTTGGTTTATTAGTTGCTGTAGCCATCCGCCAGATTCCTGTCCATTTGCTTAATAGTTTTGCTTTTTATTGTTTGCTGTATGGAATCTTATTTTTTTTTATTTATTTTATTTGTTCATATCTTTCTTTCATTATAGTTTTGTCCATTATTTGATACGGTGATTCAATTTTTCCGCCTAATATACTTGTCATTATAGCTGGAGAGAATCCAGATATAAGTGCAGTTCCATCTTCTTTAAATGAAACTGGAATTCCTCCATTCCTTGATTGAATATTCCAATATACTATTTGTGGCATATCATATCCAGCGTCATTATACGTCTTACTGATCAGTTCATTTACACTAGGATTCCATCCTTTTTCATTTTGCCTCCATGAATTTACAGCTTGATCAAATTCCATATCAGATAATATTAATATCTTAGATGGCATTTCTTCTTTTTCTAATTTATTTTCAACAGAATGTTTTAAAATCATCTTAAATGTCGCTTGAATATCAGTTGACATTCCCCACTTTGATGAATTCATTTGAGAATATCTATCATACAGTGATCCTTTTAGCACCTGAATCGTAGGGTTAGATGAAAATGTAATAAATGCATCCTTAAAGGAACCTTCATTTCTTTCTGAAATATAAAGTCCTAATGATATTGCAACATCCATACATGATACATTCTTGCTTCCTCCCGCAGGAACACTCATAGAACCTGATACGTCTACTATTGGTAGTATATTTTCAGTAGTACCTTCCATATAATTTGGTAACGCCTTCCATTGTTCATTAGCTACTATTGAATTACCATGTTGCAATGTCTTTGTTATGTCATAAGGGTATACCGCTCCCGCATTAATTTTAGATTCTCCTTTTGTTAAGGATTCAATATATGCTGAATAAGTTTCATATGCATTTTTTCCAAATGCCTTTTGATATCTTGCGCTTGCAACTGAAGGTAATTTGCCAAAACATATAGAATCCCAATCGTTAGCACACATTTGTGTTTCAACTACATTTGTTAAATTAACTAGTAGTTTTCGATATTGTCTTGGCGTTAAATTTAAAAATGACTTAATCCTAGCTGCATTGACTCCTTTCCTAGGCATCCATTTTGCGCATAGTGAATTATTAGAATCAAGTGCATCTTTAATCAATAATAACACATCTTTCTCTAAATAAGTTCCGAACAATTGTAATAAATCATCCCATCTACCGTACTCTGGAATAAATTTTAGGTTGGGTTTAAGCGAAAGATCATGATCAGCTGTGAGGTATACTAGAATGTCCTTAAATATTTGACGTTCTCCTGCACCTCCTCTGATATCTCTTGCCCAAAATAATATTTTCATAGCTCGCATTGGATCCTCGATATATGCCTTTGAAAACATAGAAATTAATCTGGATTTATCTTGACCTCGCATTGCACCTATATTAAAAAATAAGTCTACACACGCATTCAGTGATGTTGAATTAGTTGGCATCCTGTTTTCTGTAAAAGTATCTTTAGTTCTTAAAGCGTCTATGAAATTCATTTTGTTTACTTTTAAATTCTTATGTTATACTCTCTTTAGTTATTTTGTTTCAAAATAATTATTTTTTTTAAATTTATTTTAAACCAAAATAAAGAGGCAATAGATTCTAGATCATTGTCTTCTACATTATCCTCTAGACTTGTTATTATAATAAAATAATCAATTAACGTCTTAGATTCATTCAGTTGTTTTAGGGTGATGCTATTGTTAATACTGGATTCTATTTTCAATAGGTGTAATTTTGACCATTGTAAAAAATTATTACGGCGGAACGTATATTGCATACTTATACTTGTTAAATATTAAAGCTCTGTATATTATACAGAGCCCTAACATATAGTTTCACTTTACCTTCTAGATAGTTAATTAAATTTCTTTTATAAATTGTTCAAATGTTTTAAACTTCTTTAAAAACTCTTTACGTTTCTTTTTATTTTCTTCGTCAGCATCACCCTCTCCTGATAAAGTATCGCCAGATCCATTGGATGTTTCAGTAGGAAGTAGAAGAGGTCCCATACCTCCAATATTTGATAGTTCTATATTTTCATTTAATTTTTTCACTTTTATTCTAATCCAAGTTCTTGTTCAAGATCTTTCCAGTTAAATTCTGAAATAACCTCATCTACTTTCATTGAATCGCCTGCCCAATCGATTATATAATCAAACATTTCGTCTGCTGTATAATCATCCTCATCTAAGTCTGATTTTTTGCTATCGAATTTTTTCTCATATGCATCGTAGATTTCTTCTGCAACTTCTTCTGCAAATTGTTTTAATTTTTTAATATCGGATTTACTAAATTTTTCATTAATAAATTGTTCGAATAATTTAATGTGTTTCCCAATTGTTTTATTTGTTTTCATGTTTTCTTTTAAGTCAACTGCCCATGCATATTCAACATAAGAGATTGCGTCATTTTCTTTAACTTCCCAGTTTTTAGCGGCATTTTTTACAATATCCCTTGTTATTTTTGAATTTGGATATTTAGATATTTCTCTGTCAAAACCGCCTGGAACCCATATTTCTGGATTTTTTGTTGTCTTTTCAGTTAGTATACCCTTGAGTATACTGCTTCCTGTTTTTGATAGTGTAATTCCATCCTCCGAAACATTAAAATAATGTGAATTTCTTTTCATCCATCTAGTAGAGTCAGATGTCATTTCCTTTAATATCGTATCGAATTCTTCTTGTGTAATTTGCCCGTCCTTTAACGCTTCTATTACTTTGTTTCTGATTCTAGCATGATGACCTACTGTGACTGCTGGATTGGCATCTGTATATTGTCTTTTTATTGTTATTTTTTTTTCAGAAACTATAGCAGATTCTTCAATTGCACTATCATATATTGACTGAAGCCAATCTTCTAGATCGGTATTATCTCCCTTTGCAAATTGAGGATATTCTTTTTTTGCCTGCTTTACAAAATCTTTAAAATTCTTAGAATCCTTTGCAATTAAATCTAAATCTGACATTGATTCATATATCTCTAAAGATTCATCTACACCTAATCCTAGTTTTTCTATTGTTGATTTAATAAAAAATACAGCATCAGCCTCTGAATAGCCATATTCCTTTGCGGTTTTAGTGACGAAGGCCGCAACCTTTTTTTCTCCAGCAGAAACTGCCTCATTTAAAAAATGATTAAAATTTGTTTTTATTAATCCCATTCTCTTTGATCCTTTAGCCTCACTTAGTGATTCTTCAATTGCACTATCATATATTGACTGAAGCCAATCTTCTAGATCGGTATTATCTCCCTTTGCAAATTGAGGATATTCTTTTTTTGCCTGCTTTACAAAATCTTTAAAATTCTTAGAATCCTTTGCAATTAAATCTAAATCTGACATTGATTCATATATCTCTAAAGATTCATCTACACCTAATCCTAGTTTTTCTATTGTTGATTTAATAAAAAATACAGCATCAGCCTCTGAATAGCCATATTCCTTTGCGGTTTTAGTGACGAAGGCCGCAACCTTTTTTTCTCCAGCAGAAACTGCCTCATTTAAAAAATCATTAAAATCTGTTTTTATAAATCCCATTACTTATTTTATTTTGTTTTTATTATTTATCATGATTAATAAATTGATCGAATGTCATTGTTTCTTTTATATTATTTTCTGCAACTATTCCCATTGAATCTTCTAATTTTGATTTAAGTTCAAAATACATAGAATGAATAGATTTTGGAGTCATATTCTTAAATACAGTTTCGTTGCCTTCGATCATTGCATTTCTTACTGCAGTAGCTGAAATATCATCATCGTTTCTTGGTATTTCAAAAAGTCCAAAATCAGATCTTGCGTTTAATTGATCTCGATATGAATCATTATTGACTTGATAACCATAACTTATCATTCTATCGCTACCGGTTCCCCATAAGACAGGTTCATATTTTGGTCTCATTTCATTAAACATTACATCAATGCCTCCAGTTGGAACAACATAAATTTCCTTTAGAAAAGGATATTGTTTTTTAACGTTTTTAAACATTTCGATTTGAGTTTTCTCATCATATGGTCTACTAAATTCATCACCCTTTTTCTTTGACTTTGCTTTAACTAAAAATACAACAACTGGATATCCGTTTTCTTTGTGTATTTTTTCTAATACCTTTGCGTGTCCTAATGTGAATGGCTGAAATCTACCTACAAACATATTTACTGGTTGTTTTCCTTGCTCATTGTATTTTACATTAAGGGCTTCATTTAAATCAACTGAAGATCTAATTCTATTATTTAATGTAAAGTTTTGATAATCGTAAATTGAGTTTTCATCTGTTTTTTCTGCAAATACTTTTTCTGATATTTTATCAATTATAGTATTCATTCCGTTCATTGTATCACTATCAATTAAATCAGACGGTTTGTTTCTTTTCTTTCTAAATGAACTTAAAATTATTTTAAATAATTCTGCTAGAATTTCATTTGAAGCAAATCTTAATGTCTTTTCATTTTTAATATATTTAGTATTTAATTTAAATGAATTGGCTGATGCAAATTCCGCGCTTTCAAAATTAACTCCAATATATTTTGCTGCGTTTTTACCTATATAATCATTAAATATGACTGACATTATTGTGATGTATCTATAATCGGCATTTTCTTCTTCTAGCTGAATGGTATCTAAATCATATTGTGTTAAAAATTCTAAAAAATCTGTAACTGCAATTTGATATGTATGGCTTGATTCCTTGTTATCTTCAATATCATATGTCCTGTTAAAGTCTTCTATTTTAAAGGAACTCATAGTTCTACCATCAATGAAATTAAGAATAAGGCCATCAATTTCAGACTCTAAATCAGAATTTAGAGCAGAAGCACTAATACCTGGATTAAATATCTTAAAAATGGTGAATGTAAAACTTGTTTTATCATTAGTTTCGCTTGAGTAATCAAATTTATCAGAAAAATCTTTATTATTCATTGTTAATATTGAAAGCAATTCATTCCTTTGTTGTTGTGATAAATATCCGTCAAAAATAACATTAGATGATTGTACTTGTAATTTATTAGACCATTTATTTAATATTTCAGGATCGTTAATTGTTTTTTTAACCTTTCCGTTTTCACCTATTTGTTGAATATGATTTAATATTAAGCTGTTAGTAGGCGTGTTTTGATATTTAATTTTAGATGCATCTACTTCTGGTAAATATTCAAAACCAAATCTCCAATCAGTTGGCATTTCTTTTTTAATATTGGTAGGTAAACTCTGTATGTAATTAATAGCAACCTCATACAGGGATATTATTGTTCTATCAACTAATGTTAATTTATCAGAATTAGAAGACTTAAAATATTCAAATCCATCTAATTTACGCCTAACAAGAAACGTAGGAGAAGATATCTTTTCAGTGACAATCACCCTATTTTTTAACATGTCAATAAATTCTTCTCTATTGGTATCATTAAAATAATCTCTTAGTTTTTGTAAAGCCATTGTCTTCTTTATTTTATAATTCTGTAATTTATTGTTTTGATTTTATCTTCCATATTTTATAATTCCCAGTAGACTATTAATTGCAGCGAATGTTCCAGTAAGCTTATACATCTTTCCTTTATATGAAAATACAACACCTTCTGTTGGAATAATCGATTCGATTCCTCCAATTCGTTGTAATCTTTCTAATTCACTTGCAACCTTTTCGATTTGAGAAAGGTCTCCATTCAATTTAATTTTATCGGCAGAAGTTCTAATTTCAGTATGCAGTCTTTGCATTTCCTTGTCAGGAGAAGCTGCTACAAAATTACTAGCATTCTTTAAAATAACACTACCTAATTCAAGAAATAAATCTTCGAATGGTCTAATATTTTCTTTAAATTTAGACTTAAAGTCTTCTTTATCAAATTTCTTAATTGCAATACTTTGATCCTTTGTTAATACTTTGTCAAGAGATCTTAAATTAAGTGTTTTTTTATCATCATATGCCCATCTTAATAATAATCCTTCTTTAACATCCTGTGGATATTCACTAAACAGATTTTCAATTTGTTCTCTCCACCACATTTCATGATATCTAGCAACCTCATCTGCATCTGTTAAATTATATCTGTCTTTTAACACATTTAATTTACCTAAAAATTTAGATCTATTTGCTTCAAAATCAACATCCTTTTGTAATTTAATAATTTGAGGAGGAATAATAGTAAAGACTTTACCTACATTGGCATTTAGTGATTTAAGAACACCTGCAACGCCCTTGGCGGCACTATTATCATCTCCTATTATGTTTCCATCTCCGTCTGTTTTTTTAACACCATGAAACTGTATTACATCCACATCATAATGAATTACATTTGGATTTTGTGAATATATTAACTCCATATTCATGAAATTAAGGCCATTTTGAAACGTTTCATCCTGTAATTTGCTTGGTAATTTAATTAATAATGTAGCTAAATCGGATGCTGCAAATTGAAAGGTATCTTGAACTAATTTACTAGGATGTCCTTCAAATTTGTTTTGAAATTCTCCAAGTGACATTGGATTTTTAAGTTCTGTCTTATTTCTTGCAAATTTAACTTCTCCTGATTGTATTGTTGCAAATACATTTTGTCCATCGGTATTGTGTACTAATATTCCGTTAGCAAAATATCTTGAAAAATTACCAACCGTTAAATCATATCTATTATGAACGTCGCTAACATTTTGTATTGATACTATTTTTGATTTTTTCTTTGACATTATTTATATTTTTGTTAAATTCAGATTCCCATATATACAACATAGTAAATCCATTTGCTTCTGCTAATTCTTTTTTAATCAAATCATCTTTCCATATTTGCTTTGCAGTTGTTGTACTCTTAGGAAAGTTAAAAACATCGTTTTCACTATATTTATTCGGATTAGCATGCCAATAATTTCCATTAGCTTCTATTAATATATTACCAACATTAGCGTCAAATAATTTCCATCTCTTCTTACCATCTTTGTCTATATATTTTAAAGAATATTCAGGAATAAATTCAACATTTAAATCATTTAAAATATTATATAGTTTTCTATTTAATGATGATATGGATGACTTGCACATGTGTGGTTTAGATATATCGATAAATTTCCCTAATACTTGAAAAACATTATCACATCCATATCTATCTATTACTGTTTTATTTCTATTATGATAAGGAATTGTTCCCCTGGATAAGGGATTAACTGCACCGAATTTTTTTAAATTAGTTGATTCTATTCTATCTTTGTATTCACGTAGTGCATGTGATTGTTTAATAGTTCTACACTCGTATCCATAATATAATATAAGATACTCTATATTTTTAAAATCTAATCCATATTTATCTTTAATCATAGATAGAGACCATTTGTCCTCATTATATAATTTATGTATAGTTTCTTTGTCTAATTTAGGAAAATTATGAATAATATATTTATATTTATAATCTAGATCATTTTTAGAACATATCTTTACATGACCGGAACCCTTTAATAGTACTCTATTACAAAATGGACATTCTCTTTCTTTTTTCATGTCTAATCTATTATTAGTTCATCTCCTATTTTAAGAGTTTCTGCCTTAACGTCAGTACCGTTAACAAATATCCTATGATTAGGAGTAGTCATTATTGTTTTACCATCTTCTAATTCTATTAGTAACCATTCGTTGCATTTTCCATTGTCAAACCAATCTACAATTGGTACCCATATTAAGTCGCCATTGTCGTCAATCGATAGTATGTCTTCTTCATATTTGTTTTCAACTACTTCTTGAATTAATACATTGCCTTTATTTCTTAAGGTAACTACCGTATTTTCTGATAGACATTTTTCAGTAGGTTCTGATTCAAAGTTTAATTCTCCTTGAAGTCCACCGATAATCATATTTTTAAAATCACCAAATGTTAAATCATTATTATCAAATGGATGACTCATATGTCCTGCAGCTCCTCCTTCTAATAATAAAGATTCATATAGTTTAACTTCATACTTTTCTGTTAAAAACTGATTAAAATTAAGAATTTTTGTTTTCATAGTTTATATACTAAAAATACCTGGTATTAATCTACCAGGTATTATTTATTTAAATTATTTTTAACCTAGTGAACTTGTTAGCATTCCAACAGCTGCACCATAATCTCCATCTGATTTCTGTAAGATACCATCAATTACTTCTTGTGATTTGTCTTCATCAAATTCATCTCCAAATGCCTTCTTTAAAAGATTAACAGCGTAATCTTTAAATTCATCGTCAGATTTAATATCGGCTTCATTAACGAGTGATTCATAAACAGTGCCGAGTAAATCTTCTTTTTTGTCAAATTTCTTTGCAGATTTCCTAACATCTTGTAACATTGAAATAATATTATCCAGTGCCTTAATATCTAGATCAGAACCATTGTTTACTGCGGAAGTTAGTTGTTGCATACGATTATCTAAAACGTATAGGTCGTTACCTATTACTTTTTTTGGTAGTCTGTAAAAGGATTCTTTAATAGATTCTTCAACCTTAAATGTTTTACCTTCAAAATCGAATTCATC